GTCTGGCACCCGGAGACGCCGCCGCTGGGGCACTGTCGCCTCAAAGGGCCTGTGATCCATGGCGTTTGAAGCCTTCCGACAGCGCATCGGCTCAATCATCGGCGGGTTTGACGCGGCACTGGCCCACCGGCGGTTGCGCGGGTTCCGGGCGTCCCGCGCCCATGTGAACACCCTGATCGCCGCATCGGGCGATACGATCACGGCACGCGCCCGCTGGCTGGTGCGCAATAATGGCTATGCGGCGAACGCAGTGGAGTCTTTCGCCAGCAATGTCGTAGGCGACGGCATCAAACCCTCGTCGACCATCACGGATGCCGCCAAGAAGGAAGAGTTGCAGACGCTCTGGCTGGCCTGGACCGACGATGCCGATGCAGAAGGCTTGACCGATTTCTATGGCTTGCAGCGCCGGGCCGCGCGCGAGGTGTTCCTGTCGGGCGAGGTGTTCATTCGCATCCGGCCTTGGCGCGCCGAAGACGGTCTGACCGTGCCGCTGCAATTGCAGATGCTGCCCTCGGAAATGCTGCCGCTCGACATGAACCGCAGTCTTTCTGGCGCTGGGCTGATCCGGCAGGGGATCGAGTTCGATCCGATCGGCCGCCGTGTGGCCTATCACTTCCTGCGTCGCCACCCGGGCGATCTGACCGATCCGGGGCTTGCAGGCGAAATGGTCCGCGTCCCGGCGGCAGACGTGATCCATGTGCTGGACCCGGTCGAAGCCGGGCAGCTGCGCGGCGTGTCACGCTTTGCCGCTGCTATCGTGAAGCTGTTCACGTTGGACCTCTATGACGACGCGGAGCTGGAGAGGAAGAAGATCGCGGCGATGTTCGCGATGTTCATCACCTCTCCAGCGCTGGAAACCCCGCTGGAACCGACCGATGAGGATCTGGAGGTCGAGCCAGGCCAGGTTGTGCGGCTGGATCCCGGCGAGGACGTCTCGACCCCGGCAACGCCAGACTCGGGCGGCACCTATGAACCCTTCCAATACCGCACTCTGCTGCAAATCGCGGCGGCGCTGGGCGTGCCCTACGGCTACCTGACCGGCGACACCGCCAAGGGCAACTTCTCTAACACCCGCATCTCGCTGATCGAGTTCCGTCGTCGTATCTCGGCCTGGCAGCATGGGGTGCTGGTGTTCCAGCTTTGCCGCGCCGTCTGGGTGCGCTGGATGGACACCGCCGTGCTGTCGGGTGCCTTGGATCTGCCCGGCTATGACAGCAAGCGCCGCCAATATCAGGCCTGTGCCTGGCTGCCGACCAAATGGGATTGGATCGATCCGATGAAGGACGCCTCGGCAGAGATCCTGCAGATCGAAGCGGGCCTCAAATCGCGCACCCAAGCCCTCTCTGAGCGTGGCTACGACGCCGAACAGGTCGACCGCGAGATTGCCCGCCGAACGCAAACGCGAATTGGCACTTGGCCTCGACTTCCGCCGCCCGGGATCGCCCGCACAGGGGCCGGGCGCGGCCAAGGGCAACGACAGCGCCGAAAAGGACGAGACGGCGGACGAGGACGCGCCGGAAGGCGCTGATGAAAAACCCGACTCCAAGGAAGACGCATGATGCATCACGCCCAGATCGCCCAGCGCGCGTTTAATACACCGCTGATGGTCGACCCAGCCAAGGCGCTGGCCTTCCTGTCCGGGCTCGGGCCACGGATCACCGGGCAGGACATCACCTTCCAGGCGCTGGAGGTGGAAGCCACTGACCAGACTGCCGCAACCCTGCCCGCCCGGCCATCGCTGTTCGGCAATGACCTCGCCCAGCGCCATCAGCGTAATGGGAGCCAGCCCTTCGCCTTGGTCGATGGCATTGCCATTATCGAAATCGCGGGCACGCTTGTCCATCGCGGGGCTTGGATCGGGCAATCCTCCGGACTGACTTCCTATGAGGGCATTGCAGCTCAGCTGCAGGCGGCCGTCGCGGATCCCGGCGTGCGCGGCATTGCCCTCGACATCGACAGCTTCGGTGGCGAGGTCGCCGGGGCCTTCGATCTGGCGGATCGCATTCGGGCGGCGCGATTGCAAAAGCCGGTCCACGCTTTCGTCGCGGAACATGCCCTTTCGGCTGCTTACGTTCTGGCTTCCCAAGCCGATCGGATCATCCTTCCCCGCACCGGTGCTGTCGGAAGCATTGGTGTTGTGGCGCTTCACACTGACATGGGTGGGGCCCTCGACCAGAAGGGCATTGCTGTCACGCTGATCCATGCCGGTGCTCGCAAGATTGACGCCAATCCCTACCAGCCCCTTCCGCAGGCCGTGCACGACCAGATGCAGCGCGAGTTGGAGGTCGTGCGTTTCCTGTTCGCCGAGACCGTCGCCGTTGGTCGCGGGGATCGGCTGACACATGCGGCAGCGCTTGCTACAGAAGCTGCCGTGTTCCGCGGCACTGATGCCATCGCTGCAGGTCTCGCCGATGAACTGGCCGACCCAGTCACAGCCTTCCGTACATTCGCCGCCGCCCCGCGCGGTACCAGTCCATCCAGCAGAAAGAGTCCACAAATGACCACCGAACCCACCGACATGCCGAACCCGACTGACCATGCCAACCCTGCCGCAGCACCGGTCACACCGACCACGTCTTCGCCGTCAGCTGCAACCACGATGCCAACGCCCGACGCAACCATGACCGCCGACGCAGTTCGCGCTGAGGCGGCCGAGGTGGCGCAGATCTGCGCACAGGCCGCCCGGCTGGGTGTGACGATCGATGCGGCTGATGCGGTCACGCGCGGTTTGAAGCCTGAGGCCCTGCGCGCCCGCGTTCTGGCAGATCTTGCCGCCCGCAGCGAAGCGGCGGGCATCATCGCCACCGCCCCGGCAGCCGCCGCCACGAAAGACAGCCCGATCATTGCCGCCGCAAAGAAGGCCGCAACTGAAGCCAAGCGCTGATCCAGTGCCCCAACCCCCAACATCATGGAGACTGACCGATGCCCGTCCTGACGGAACAGCCCAGCATGGGCGATGTCCTCAAATATGAGGTCAACCCGAACTACACCCGCGAAGTGATCACCCTGCTGATCGGCACTTCCTATCCCGCAGGGGCCGTCCTTGGCCGCATCACGGCAAGCGGCAAATACACCCTCTCGACTGAAACCGGTGCGGACGGTTCCCAGACCGCCGTCGCGGTCCTGCTTTATCCGGTGAACACCACCCTGGCGGATGCGGTTGGCATCGTCGTCACCCGCGGGCCTGCCATCGTGTCGCGCGCGGGCCTCGCCTACGAGGCCACCGTCAACGACTCGACCAAGATCAACGCCAAGATCACCCAGCTGGCCGCCGTGGGCATCATCGCCCGCGACGGCGTCTGATCCCCCATTTCTTCCGGAGCTCCCCCATGACCCTTGTTCGCAATCCCTTTGACGCTGGCGGCTATTCGCTGGCCGAGATGACGCAGGCCATCAACATCCTGCCCAACCTATACACCCGCCTCGGTCAGATCGGCCTGTTCCGCTTCGAAGGCGTCACCCAGCGCTCAGTCATCATCGAGCAATACGAGGGCGTGCTGAACCTACTGCCCTCTGTCCCTCTCGGCAGTCCCGCCACCGTCGGCACCCGCGAGGGCCGCTCGATGCGCAGCTTTGCCCTGCCATGGATTCCGCATGACGATGTGATCCTGCCGGGCGATATTCAGGGCCAGCCCGCGCTGGGCGTATTTGATGGTGCCGATCCGCTGGTCGAGGTGATGAACCGCAAGCTGCAGCTGATGCGCCGCAAGCACGCCCAGACCCGCGAATACATGGAGATGAACGCTCTCCGCGGCATCGTGAAGGATGGGGCGGGCACGACGCTCTACAACTACTTCACCGAATTCGGCCTCGCACAAATCTCGGTGGATTTCCTGCTGGGCACCGCGGGCACCAACGTGCAGGGCAAGGTCCGCGAGGTCTTGCGCGCGATGGAAGACAACCTGCTGGGCGAAAGCATGACGGATGTGCATGCCCTCGTCAGCCGGGAATTCTTCGACAAGCTGATTGCGCACCCCAAAACCGAGGAGGCCTACAAGTTTTACGCCGCCACCGGCGCGCAGCCCTTGCGCCAGGACGTCCGGAGGAACTTCCCCTTCGCAGGAATCGTGTTCGAGGAATACGCGGGCACTGTCACGCTTTCCACCAAGGCAACCGAACGGCTTGTCCCGACCAGCGAAGGGATCGCCTTTCCCCTCGGCACCATGGACACCTTCACCACCTATGGCGGCCCGGCCAACCTGCTGGAGGCGGCGAACACCCTCGGCCTGCCGCTCTACGCCCGCCAGCACTTGGATGAAAAGGGTCGCTGGATCGATCTGATGACGGAAGCCTCGATCCTGCCAGTCAACAAGCGGCCGCGCACCGCGATCCGTATTCACACTTCGAACTGACGGGTTTGCCATGACCATCTTTGCCGCCGCCATTGACCGGATCTATGCCAATCCGTCCATGGCGGTGGCAGCGCTGTGGATTTCTGCGGCCACCTCAGAGGAACGCCCCATCCGCGTCATCCGCCGCGCCCCGGATCGGATCACCGAATTTGGCGCGGCGCGTTTTGTCAGCGATACCATGATGGTGGACGTGCGCATCTCCGACCTGCCAGAACCGCGATCCGGTGATCTGATCATCATCGGTACGGACAGCTACACCATTCAGGGCGAACCGCTGCGGGATCGCGAGCGGCTGATCTGGTCGCTGGATCTGCGGCCATCATGAAGCTGAAGATTGCATTCTATCCCGACCTTGTCGCACTGATGCAGGCCGAAATCGCCGCTGGAGAAAGAGCAGTCTCCGCCGCCATGCGCGAGGCTGGCACCTCCCTGAAATCCGCATGGCGAGGCCAGATCACCGGCGCTGGCCTCGGCACCCGCCTTGGCAACTCCATCCGCCTCGCCAGCTTCCCGAAAACCGGCGACAGTCTGAACGCGGCGGCGCTGGTCTGGTCGAACGCGCCCGTCATCATCGGTGCGCATGATACGGGGCCGTTGATCCGGTCAAAGAATGGGTTCTGGCTGGCAATCCCCACCCCCGCCGCAGGGAAAAGCGCAAAAGGCGGCCGGATCACCCCAGGTGAATGGGAACGCCGCACTGGGTTGCGCCTGCGGTTCATCTATCGCCGCCGAGGTCCAAGTATGCTGGTGGCGGAGGGGCGGCTGAATTCGAAAGGCCGCGCTGTTGCCTCCAAATCGAAGACCGGGCGCGGGGTGGCAACCGTTCCGATTTTCCTGCTGGTACCGCAGGTCAGGTTGCGCAAGCGGCTGGATCTGGCGCGGGATGTAGAGCGCGCCGTAGATGGCGTGCCGGGGCGGATCGTGGTGAATTGGGTAGTGCTATAGGCGATCTAGACTGCCGACGGATCTTCAACAAACTATATTCCGAGTGCCCGGAAAAACCTCTCCATCGTTGGGCAGCCTTCCATAGATAGTTGGATCTGCCCCAATATAATCAAATACATGTATTCCTGAGTGGTAAGAATTAATGTCTTCCACACATCCTTGAAGCTGAGCGACGTTGCCCGGAGCCATGCACAACAACAGGCTACGTGCCATTCCAATTGAAGCAAGGTAACGTTGGTAGTTTCCAGTCATGACGACTTTCGACTGATCCTCGAGAGTTAGGACTGCAATCTCGACGTAATTTTCTGCCTTATCGTTGGCAGCAGCTTCTCTATGATGCGATGCGAGTGCGACGCAGCCCTCAATTCTTGACTGGATGAATGAGACATAAGCCGCGTTGCGTGAAATTTCTTCGGATTGGGAGGCTGCCTGACGATATAGTTTCTCAGTTTGGAAATAGGCAAAATACGCGACAATCAATGCTGCAAACGCGCCAATAAGACCGCCGATTACACCTCCAGTCGCTCCCCAGAATGCCGATGACCTTGGATGTCCTGGCTTTGAGATGGCGATTGGCGTCCCCATAAGCGCGGGCTTCTCTTGTGCATCTTCACTTGCGGCAGGTTGTGGCTCACTCGCAGTGGCGTTGGTATTCTTTGGTCCAGTCTCTGTATCTAACTCGGTCATCTGCGCCCCTCTGTATCGAAACCGGAAGTTAATCAGGCAATTACTGCCTGACTACAAAAATATGGCGAACTTCAAACTATGCCAAGTCCAACGTCTTCTTGCGTGACCACATCACCTATTGGCTCGACTCCTTGGCAGTAGTGACTCCGCAACTTCCAATACCAAGAGAACTAAAGCGTCGACCACGAGAAAATAATGCCCACCATCCGCGAAACCGTCCTCGCCGCATTGCACGCGCGGCTGCTTCCGCTTGCTGCCCTTGTTCTGCGCGATGACGTTCTACCCGAGCGGATCCCGCCTGCGGGGCTGATCATCCTGCGCGAGGGCCAACCGGGCGAGCCAGAAGTGACTCTGTCGCCGCTGCGCTACCACTATCATCACCGGGCCGAGTTGGAGGTCGTTGTCCAGGCGGGCACTGGCCGGGCTAGTGCATTCGACAGCCTGATCGCCAGCATTGGAACGGCACTAGAAGCCGACCGAACGCTCGGCGGCCTCTGTGACTGGGTCGAACCCGAGGCCCCGGCCTCCGTCGATCTGCCCGTTGAGGGCGCGGCGGCGCTGAAAGCGGCGGTGATCACCGTCGTTCTGCACTACACCACCACCGGGCCTCTGGCCTGACACCCCGACATTTAGGAGAACGACATGGCACGTGCGCAAGGCGCGCGGGCGCAGATGGCGCTTGCGTATGAGACGGTTTATGGCACCCCGCCGGTCAGCGGGTTCCGATTGATGCCCTTCGCCCGGGCAACGCTCGGGTCCGAGCAGCCGCTGCTGGAATCCGAATTGCTGGGCTATGGGCGTGATCCTTTGGCGCCAATCAAGGACGCGGTCACGGCAGACGGCGAGGTGGTGATCCCGATCGACGTGGAAGCCTTCGGCTATTGGCTGAAAGCAGCATTCGGCCAGCCAACGACTTCTGGCACCACGCCCAAGACCCACACCTTCCAATCGGGCAACTGGACCCTGCCCAGCATGTCGATCGAAACCGCCATGCCCGAAGTGCCGCGCTTTGCAATGTATTCCGGCTGCGTTCTGGATCAGCTGACGTGGCAGATGCAGCGCTCCGGCCTGCTAACGGCGACAGCGCGGTTGGTGGCGCAAGGCGAAACCATCGCCGCCGCGACGGCCGCTGGCACACCGACGGCGCTGGGCCTGCAGCGCTTCGGCCATTTCAACGGCACGGTGAAGCGCAACGGCACGGCGCTGGGCAATGTGGTTTCGGCCGAGATCACCTATTCCAACAACCTCGACCGGATTGAAACCATTCGGGGCGATGGCCGCATTGATGGAGCTGACCCGACCATGGCCGCGCTGACCGGCCGGATCGAAGTGCGGTTTTCCGACAGCACGTTGGTGACCCAAGCGATCGACGGCACGCCCTGCGAGCTGGAGTTCAACTACAGCCTCGGGGCCAATGCCAGCTTCACCTTCTCCGCCCATGCCGTCTATCTGCCGATCCCGCGCATCGAAATCGCCGGGCCGCAGGGCGTGCAAGCCAGTTTTGACTGGCAGGCCGCCAAAGCCACCAGCCCGGCGCGCATGTGCACCGCCGTCCTCGTCAACTCACTCGCAGGATACTGATCATGATCCGTCTGAACTTGACCGCCACGCCTGAGTGGCTGGACCTCGCCCCGGGCTTGCGTCTGCTCGTCTCCCCGCTCACCACCGCGCTGATGGTCTCGTCTCGGGCTGATTCCGCCATTGAGGCCATGCCAAATACAGCAACAATTGAAGAACTGGCGCTCGCCATGGCGAAAGCCGTCGCCCGCCGCGCGGTGCTCGATTGGGAAGGCGTGGGCGATACCATGGGCATAGTTGTGCCCGTCACCCCCGAAGGCATCGACGCCCTGCTGGAAATCTGGCCCGTGTTTGAAGCCTTCCATACCCAATATGTCGCACGCGGGTTGATCCTGGACGCTGAAAAAAACGTCTCCGCGCCCTCGCCGACTGGTCCTTCGGCGGGGGCGACCGATACTGCGCCGCCTGCCCGCCCATCGAAGGCCGCGAGCGCAACTGCCCCGAATGCCCCACAAGACTGAACAGGCCACAAACGGAAGGCGGCTGGCAGATTTGGGATCTGGTCGGTCGCCTCGGCGGGCAGCTGCGCGTGATCCCCGGCGCAGTGCTCGGCTGGGATATGGGGGCTGCCTTGGCTCTGGCACAGGCCCTCGGGATCAACCCCCTGATCGCCGCTGAACTGCTGCCCGAGATCGAGGCGGTAATGGTGCGCAAACTGAACGAACAGATCGCTCCATCAGAGTGAGATCCGATCAGGTGCCGGTTTTCGCGATCAAGCTCACGCCGGGAAGGCCGTCGAAATGCGCATCGCATGTCAGAAGAGTAGCACCGCGCAGTCGTGCGGTCGCAAAGATGATGGCATCTGCCGTCGCCAGCTTGTGGGCGCGGCAGGCGTCTGCCGCAGCAAGTGCGATTTCGGTGTCGAGCGGGACGATCTGACAAACCTGCGTGAAGGCGATCACCTGATCGGCCTTGTCCTCGCCGACCTCACGCGTGAGCCATTTTGCCAGTTCCAACTGCACCATCGTCGGCACAATCCAATCAGCTTGCTCCGGCAGGTGCTTTGTCAGTTTGTCCCCGGTTGGGGATCCTATCAGCCACTCAATCCAAGCCGATGTGTCGACGAGGACCATCAGCAGCGGTCCTCTCGATCACGATAGTCTGCGACGTTTGCCCCGCGCGCGAGACCCTTCAGCGCGTCCCGTTTCGGGACGGGCACAAGCAAAACACCTGTTCCCTTGGGGATGAAGGCAAAAGTCAGTCCTGCCTCCCAATGCTGTGCTGAGCGGATCGCCTTGGGAATGGAGATTTGAAACTTTGTGGACAGGGTTGCTGTCTCTGACATGATCATACCCTCTCTAGATCGATAAGTAAAACGTAAGACGCTCCACTCCGAATTTCAAGGATCCATTGCCATGGCTGAAAAACGCGTCTCCGTCCGCCTTGTCGCCGAAGGCGGCCGCCAGGTGCGCGCCGAGCTGGAAGGTATCGGCGATGCTGGCGCGCGGGGTTTCGGTCGCTTGTCGACGGAGATGGAACTAGCCAATGCCCGGCTTGCCAGCTTCGCCCGCAAGGCCGGGATTGCCTTGGCAGCTGTGACGGTTGCGGCGGCCGCTGCTGGCGTGGCGATGATCCGCTCGGGCCTCGCGAATGTCGACGCACAGGCCAAACTCGCGCAATCGATGCGGACCACGGTGGAAAGTGTGCAGACCCTGACATGGGCCGGGGAGTTGGCTGGTGTGTCGATGGGCGAGATCGAGCAAGCCACGAAGAAGCTGACCACCCGGCTGTCGGAAGCAGCGACCGGATCAGGATCCGCTGTTGGTGCGCTACAGCGCTTGAACCTCACGGCGGCGCAATTACAGGCTTTGCCGCTCGACCAGCGCATCGTGGCCATTCAAGAAGCGTTGAACCAGTTTGTGCCCGAGGCCGAACGAGCTGCTGTCGCCTCTGATCTCTTCGGCGACAAGGCGGCGCTGGCTTTCCTGCGCATCGATCCGGCGACGCTGCGAGAAGCAGCGCAGGATGTACGCGACTTCGGCGTGGCGGTAAGCGCCAGTGACTCCGCCCAGATCGAACGTACCGGTGATGCAATCGCGCGCCTTAGCCTGATCTGGATCGGCCTGACCAACCGGCTGACCGTCGCCGTAGCACCAGCCCTCGAGACGATTGCCACCAAACTTGCCGACATGGCGCGCGCGACAGGTCCTATTGGGCGCGCAATCACGTCGCTGTTCGACAACCTCGGGCGGCTGACGACCTACGCCGCCACCTTTGCCGGGATCATGGCCGGGCGCTGGGTAGCGGGCATGGTAGCGGCCGCCCTGTCCGTGCGCGGCCTGGCCACAGCACTGGTCTTCCTGCGTGGAGCACTGATCCGCACGGGGATCGGTGCGCTGATCGTCGGCGCGGGTGAGCTGGTCTATCAATTCTCGCAACTTGTCACCCGGGTCGGCGGCGTGGGCGAAGCGTTCCGGCTGCTGGGCAATCTGGCCAAGGAGGTCTGGTCGCGCATCGGCCTGTCGCTCGACGCCGCGTTTGCCAACATGGCTGCTGGCTGGGAGGGGCTGAAAGCGGCCGGTCTCTCTGCACTCGAAGGCACCATTGCTGGTGTCGTTAGTTTCGGCGACCGGACTGCGGCCATTTTCCAAGGGGCCTATGATGCGGCGGTGGCGATCTGGGGCAGTCTGCCCGGCGCCATTGGTGACTTTGCCTTTCAGGCCGCGAACGGGCTGATTTCCGGCGTTGAAGCGATGCTAAACGGCGTCGTCACCCGCATCAACGGTTTCATCAACGGGTTAAACGCAGCTCTGGCCATGCTGCCGGAATGGGCAACAGGTGAAGGTGGCATCAGAATCGGCACGCTGGATCCAGTGGACCTGGCGCGGATCGGCAACGCGTTTGAGGGTGCGGCAACGGCAGCGGGTACCGCCGCCGCAGATGCCTTCGCAGCTGCGCTGTCGCGCACCTATCTGGAACCGCCAGACCTTGGCCTTGGCACCATGGCCGAGGATGCCCGCGGTCGCGCCGGTGGTTACAGTGAGGCGGCGGGCATGCTCGCCGATGCCGCAGGTCGGCCGCTCGCCAGCTGGCAGGCGCTGCGTGACGCAGTGACTGGGACCGGATCAGAGGCGGAATCGGCGCTCGCAGATGCTGCCAGTTCTGCGGGTGCGCTGGCGGCCGGGCTGGACAACACGACTACTGCGGCAAACGGCGCAGGCGGTGCGGCACGCAATGCCGGTGCGGCGGCTGCTGCCGGTGCCGAACAAGCGGCAACAGGCTGGGCCGCGGTGACGGCGACCCTTGCCGATTATGCCACCAAGGCCCGCGACATTGGCGGGGATATCGGCAATGCACTGGTGAGCGCCTTCACCTCGGCAGAAAACGCCGTGGGTGAGTTCGTCAAAACCGGCAAGCTGGATTTTCGCGACCTGATCACCTCGATGATTGCCGATCTGGCCAAGCTGGCGGCGCGGCGGTTCATCCTCGGACCTATCGCCAATGCCCTCTCCGGCGCGCTGGGCGGTGCGGGTGGTTTGTTCGCGGATGTCCTGCATGCCGGTGGCGTGGTCGGCACGGCGGGCAGCCAACGAATGGTGCCCGCCATGGCCTTCGCCGGTGCCCCGCGCATGCACGCGGGCGGCTGGGCAGGAATCAAACCCGACGAGGTTCCGGCGATCCTGCAACGGGGTGAGCGGGTTCTGTCGCGCCGGGAAGCGGCTGGCTATGGTCAGTCCAGCGCCCCCAACGTCAACGTCACCATCATGGCCCGCGATGCCGAAAGCTTCCGCCAATCCCGCACGCAGGTGGCGGCAGACATTGCCCGCGCCGTGTCGCTTGGCCGGAGAGGCATGTGATGGCCTTCCACGAAGTCAGGTTCCCCGACAACATCAGCCGCGGCGCGCGCGGTGGGCCGGAGCGGCGCACTCAGATCGTGGAGTTGGCTTCGGGCGACGAAGAACGAAACGCCAGCTGGGCCAGCTCCCGTCGTCGCTATGACGTGGCGTATGGCATTCGGCGTGCTGACGATCTGGCAGCAGTCGTGGCGTTCTTCGAGGCGCGGAATGGTCGCCTGCACGGGTTTCGCTACAAGGATTGGGCCGATTACAAATCCTGCCTGCCGTCGCAGGCGATCACCGCGTTTGACCAGCAGATTGGCACCGGCACTGGCAGCCTGAAGACCTTCCAGCTGTCTAAACGCTACACATCCGGTGCCCAGACGTGGGTGCGGACCATCGCCAAACCCGTAGCAGGCACTGTCCGCGTCGCGCTGGGAATGGTGGAACAGATGTCAGGCTGGACCGTCGATACCACCACTGGCGTCGTCACCTTTGCAATTGCCCCCGCAAATGGCGTCATCATCCGAGCCGGATTTGAATTTGATGTGTCGGTGCGTTTCGACACCGACGTGCTCGACGTAACCCTCGATATCGAGCGGTTGGGGTCGATCACATCCATTCCGCTTCTGGAGATCCGCAGATGAGGCAAGCGTTAGTCGATCTCAGGGGCCGGAGTACGGACCAAAGTCAAAAGCCGTTCATTGGGTGGCTTATACTGTCTCAACGCGGCCAGGAACGCTTCTAGAGTTACAACATCAAGAACGATGGGGTTGCCGTCAAACTGGCACAGTTCGTCGGCCTTATTCTCGGTTCCAGCTTCGTCTGGGACGTCATCTGCCATCATTACACCTATCTCGGCAACGCGCTTCGGATTTCAGGATGGCTTGCTCTGCCTGTCATATCAAGGAAATTTCATGAAAACCCTCACCCCGGCGCTGCAGGCGCATCTCGATGATGGCACCACCACCCTGTCCTGGTGCTGGCGGATTTCACGAGCGGACGGCGTGGCGCTGGGTTTTACCGATCATGATCGCGCCCTCGCCTTTGACGGCACCGGTTTTGAGCCGGAGAGCGGGTTTGCCGCGTCGGAAATCCGCGCTGGCTCGGACTTGGCCGTTGATGCGCAGGACGCGAGCGGCGTGCTGACCTCTGACCGTATCACCGAAACTGACATTCTCGACGGGCGCTGGGACAACGCGGCGGTGGAACTCTGGCGGGTGAACTGGTCCGATCCCAGCCAGCGCGTGCTGCTGCGCCGAGGTGCAGTCGGCCAAATCCGGCGCGGGCGCATGGCCTTTGTCGCTGAAATCCGCTCGCTGGCGCACGTGCTCGGCCAGACGGTCGGGCGGACGTTTCAGGCGGGCTGTGATGCGCGCTTGGGCGATGCGCGCTGCGGCATCGATCTGGAAAACACCATCTACAAGGCTGCTGGCGTGATCACTGACCTGCTGCGCGAC